TATAATCCGCAAAACCAAAAGTATAAAAAAACATAACGAAAAGTATCAAAAAAAACCAAAAAGCCTGAACATTACGCTCAGGCTTTTTTTTATTCACTTTAATCACCTTTTAACCAACATTTAAAGCAAACTTAACCGATTCCCCTTCTAGTAGTTGCTTTGTGCCCTCTATATTGTTCTCATAGACATGAACATTGCCTAAAAACAACGTGATAGACTTTAGCTTAAGATTGATTTGCTTTGCAATTAAGTACAGGTGATAAATATCTGCAGGCAAACCTAGATTAGCATCACTAGAGCGCTGGTATGCCGTTAGAACTAGCTTACCATTGTCTCTCTGAAACTGAATAAGACTAAGGCACGGATGCTGATTGCTTTCGGTGTCATTGGAGCCCAAAAAAAAAACATAATTCTTAGAGGTGCGCTTTTCCTTGTTGATCTTCTCAATAAGTTTAGGAAGCTTCTCTAAATACGTTGGGTAGCTATTTACAAGGATAGGACCGCAATAATCCCACCAACTTACTCCAATATCGCGATAAGCCTCTGTAGAGCGTTCTCCTGCCATAAATAGACCTAGTTCGTCTTTTAACTTTTTTCGAGCCACAGGATGTCCCTCAAACAGCTCCAAGAGGTCAATTGGTTTTAATTCTAACTTTTGATTCAATAAAGATGTTATAGAACCCTTTTTATTTTTTTGAACTTTACCTTTATCAAGGATTTTGTTTAAGATTTGATGATACTTATTCATTTTTATACAACTCATTGGCGTTTTCGTCTCAATCCACTCGCAAAGCTCAATAATAGAAGACTTATTAGAGGTAAAATAAAAGTACTTCGTTCCATCCAACACCTGAAGCACATCTAAATAGTCCTTTAGCTTCCAGTAACTCTTATAAGTTCCGGCATCAGTAGACAAATATGGCGGGTCAACCAAAAACACCACATTAGGCAAGTCCTTGTATTGATTGAACAACTCCTTATAACATTGACTTACCACTTCCAAACCATCTAAATAACCTGTAGCATTATAATCATTTTGGCGTACACAATTATAAAGTGTTTCCTTTTCCAAGTGCTCAAAAGAAAGGGCGTATTTCATCGAAAACATGATAGAGCTTGAAATCGTAATGTAATCTACAAATGGTTTGTTCTTTTCTTGTTTTATTCTATGAATCACTTGATCTCTTACAGCGCCTTCAATGCGGCTATCTTTTGGATAATCCTTAAGAATAACTCGTAAATCACGGATAAGTTGATTAGTCTTATCGATGTTTTCAAGCCTTTGACAATAATTGTCAAAATCATTATAAATGACTGTTGCATCAGGGTAAATTGACTTAACGGTATGACTTAAAAGCCCACTACCCCCAAATAAATCAACATAAGTTGCATTAGGCGGATATGCTCTAGCGCTGGTTTAAATTGTTTTAAAAACTTCCTTTTCTGCCCCATAAACGGCAAAGGCGCTGCTGTAAAAACTTTCTTTTTTGTTTCCATTCGATTTTTGATTAATGATTGATTATTCTATATTTGCAGTTCTCAGGATAATTATTAAAAACAGCAAAGCCACACCATAGAAGACTTATGTCCTCCAACGGTGTGGCTTTATTGCTATATTTTAATTACCCTGAGAAAGTATTAATTTTGTTGGAGGACTTTTTTTACTTCCCTACCTCCAAGGGAACTGCTACTTCCTAGCGTTCGACTGCACTTTTTGCAACCAGTTGACAAATTTTGGCAAACCAAAACCTATCCCCAAAGCATAAAACATGGTAGGCTCGACACCCGCATACTCGACCGAGAATCGAAGTGCCAGGAATATCGCTACCAACGAAAAAACCATCTCTACAAGATTGTCTTGAGCAAAGAACTGCAACGAGAACACATAAGGCGTATTCTTGCTGTTTTTGTCTCGCTTAGCAACTTTACTCTTGTAGTAGAACCCCAAACCAATCAGGGCAAAAAATAGCCCCGCTAAGTAAGTAGGCACGTCTGTGGTGCCAAGCACCAAGGATAAAAACTTTTCCATATTACTGCACTATCCAGTTATAGCCATTGTAAAACACACGAACTACGGCGGAACCACCACCCACAACAGTTGCTAAGAACGAAGGACTAGCTGCGTCATTCACAAAAGCTACATCTCCTTTTGTGCCTGTAGGAAGTGTTGACACGGTGTACTCTTTTAATTTAATATCATCTAGTGTGGCTAAAGTTTGAGACACACCATCCTCTCTAGATGGTAACAGAAAAATGTTCTCTCTAGTAACACTTCCAGAAACTAAAGTTTTAAAACCTAATCCAGCCGCGTATGAGTTTAGACATATTTCATAAAAATCTGATGAATCTGGTGCGTTCCATCTACTACCAACTAACTTAGTTGGGATGCCAGAAACTGATGCTGATAAAACACCATTCTCCGTTGTATATCCATATATTTCATCTACGTTATAAAAAGGAAGCGTTGTTGTATTACCAGCAGCTAGAGCGTCATTTAGAGTAGTAGTTGCATTGTTTGTTATATTTATATTTCCGCTTGCATCGGCAAAATTCCCATTTATTGAAATAGGCAATGTGCGAGTATTTGATGCAATGTGCGGAATTTTGAGAATCCCATTTCCACCTAATAAAGTAGGCACTATTGTTAAACTGTTATTGTCGTTTTTAGAGAAAGTTAGTCTATCTTCTAAAAGTCTTACAACGTTTCCATTAGAATATGAAGTAATTCCAATTCCAAAAACATTTGCATCCATACGTTTATTTATTACCCCCGACTCGTAAGAGTAGGAAGAGAGGCCATCGTAATCTAAGTTTGCAAAAGTGACATTATTCGAAATTAAATCTTGTTTAACGTATATTCCCTGGTCCGTTATGTTCCCTCTTGTTAATACTTGCTGTAATGTTGGTATGGTGACAAACTTACTCCTAGGCACAAACTTCACGATCTTATCAGCTCCGCGAACTAATACGCTATCGGCAGCGGTTCCTGGGGCAACAATGTTTAGCTTTAATGGTTTTGAAATGGTTTGCACGGTCTGAGCGTCCGCCATCATCCCGATAGCTAAAACGCATAATAAAATTATTTTTCTCATTATTTTATTCTTTTAATCAAATAATTAAATCACAATATCTATACTGGATATTGGGTTTCTCTAATTTGTATTGTAAAGCGTATTTTTTCAGATTGGTTAAAGTCTATGACGGAGGAAAAAGAAACACTATACTCTTGTGTGGTTTCATATTCAATTGACCATTCGGCTCCATCATAACGCTCTAATTTTACATATGTATCATATGAGCCGTTTGACAAATCTGCATCTAATCTTATACCAAACGGAGAATCATTGATAACAGCTCTCTCAAACCCAGAAAATGTTTTAAAATCTTCGGTGGCTGGATTATACCGGGTAAGCACAACGAGGTCAGAACTATAAGGGTTGTAATAATTCATTTCAAAATTATAGTATGGCTCCAAGATCTCGGGTAAATAATCTTGAAACTCTCCACGTAAGTCTCTTATTCCCAAAGGGCCATATGATCCGTATGGAGTAACGGGGTAACCTTGGATTGGTTCGTACCCCTCAACCCAAGAATCTCCATTATCAAAAGAAAAAAGAAATGTAATTGTTTCTTCCCATTCTACCCTAGCTAATACTTCAGGTATAAGATTAAAAGTTACATCACCAGTTTCGCTATCAATATTTATAACATTTCCAACTATTTGTATTTCTCCTGATGGCTCTGTATAACTACTCAACAACATCGGGTCTCCACCGTAATACGTTCCAGAGTTCAAAAATTCGCCCTCCACAAAACCTATTACCGTGTCGCCCGGTTCTAAGTAATCATTATTGGACTCATTGCTCGGGTTTTTAAAAATGCACAATTGCCCTATTTTATATATGGGGGCAGGTGTTACTTGAGATAACAACCCATCAATCAAACCCTTTAAGTTTTTCCCCATCTCAGCCGTTAAGGCCTTAGTGGTTCCACCGGTGGTCAGGTCATTCACCAAGATAGAGCTTAACGACAATTGCACCGTTTCGATGGCATCCACCAACTCCTGAACGGTGTCTAAATTCACGTTGTCAGAAGTCAGCAAGGTATTAATCGCGTTAACTTGCGTTTGCAAAATCTTCCCTTGTTCCGCGCTCAATAAGGCAGTAGCGCCACCCGTAACCAAGTCGTTCACGATGTTCAAGTATTGCGCCGCCAGTTTGGTAAACTCATCTAGCGGTGCGTAGCCGTTGGGTGCGCCTTTTTGGGTTTTGTCTTCTTTGGCTTGAAATAAAGCCGCGTGTGCATCGTTTGCCCCTTTATGAGCGTTAAACTGGTCGTTTTCTACCTTTGCGTTTAGTACACCAGTAAGCCCAGAGATAGAACTTTGAGGAATGGATTCGTTCTTATTCCAAAAGCTTCCCCACGCTGCCCAAAATTGCGCTTGTGTGGGCTTTTTGCCCGTCATAAACCAATTGTATATTTCTGCTAATGTTGCCATATTATGCTATGTATTCAATGAATAAAACTGTTCTATAAGGATTTAATATCGAGAAGCTTTGACCTCCTCCAGTATTATTAGTTACTTTATCTTCAAAATAACCCGCTGCTTCACCGCCAGAACCTGAATTAGATCCAGATTGAGTATATGCTCTGAATCCATGATTATGCGAAGGAATTTCATCAACAATAAGTGTTTTGTTTTTTGCTCCTCCAGTTTTTCCAAGTACATTAAATTCCTCTTGCGCTGAGTCAAACCCAACAGGCATTCTACCACGCCAATCCACTACTTCTTGCCAGCCTTCTGGTATTTCATTAGCAGGTTTATTCCAAAAAACCATACCGCCACCGGCTTGAAAAACCGCACTTTTTTTCTCAACAGCTGTAAGTCGCTCCATTATGGCTATTAGTGGTTCCAAGCGTTTAAAATCACTCCACGCCCACGAAGTTTCGGCAGTGCCAAAGGTGGCATAACGAAGGGTGTGAACGGTTTTTATAACACCGTTTTTAAACCCTCTTTCTATGGGTGTTTCAATGATGATAACCGTAGAAGTGGGAGTTACTGTAGCTTCTTTAAACTCCAATAGCTCTCCCTCTATGTGAACGAATCCGTTTTTAACCGTAGTCCCCAACGTTTCGCAGCCCGAGATTATCGTTAAGTTGCCTGCTAATGCTCCATAAGCATTGAAGATCGAGTATGCGGTCTGTAGCTCCTGAAGCCTTTCGGACTTGAGTGGATAACCGCCAGTTTGTGTAAAATTTGATTTATTCATCGCTCAAAATAGTATATCGTTTGCCTCCAGCTTTATAATAATTCACATGAGCCTTTAACCCATCGAGTTGATTATTGTATAATTCTTCTGGTACATAGACAATGAAGTCTAATCCAGTATCTGCCGTTTCGGCTTCTGTTCTTATAAAAATTGTTTCAGGTTCTTCATCAGTTTCCAACCAAACCTCTTGCTCTTCAGCTTCAGTAAAAATGTATTGCGTATCATAGAGCAAACCATTACCTATATAAATTCTTCTTTGTACAGGGTCAAATTTATCATTGAGAGAGCCTCTTAAATAACATACTTGACCGGTGTGTTCTAGTTTGTACAAGTTGTCAATTCTCCAGTTGTACCACTTGTAATACAAAGAATTTATAGGCTTTAGTATAAATTGACCCACAGCCGAAACCGAAGCCTTACGCAAGGCTATAGGTATTTGATCTAGGGCAAGAATATTCCAATCTATGTTAAACCACATACGCTATATTGTCAAAGGTTACAATTTCAAAATACCCGCTTTCGGCAATTTTAGCAATCGAAATAACTTGCGGTGCTCCATAACCACCCACATTGGGATCTATCCATGCGCTTTCGGCACTAATCAAGGTAGCATCTAATACACCTGGTATCACTTGTAATTTATCAACGAGAGCTGACAAACGTAATTCGCCATTAAAGTCAAGCTCTTTCATAAATTCTTGCAAAGCTTCATTAACTGGATAATTCCCATTCAATTTGCTCATCCCCATTTCGTTTAAAACTAGAGGGTCACGTTTAATTTTTAAATTTAAATACAATTGATCGGCTTTGTAGTTGATGATGGTAACTTGAACCCCTGCAAATCTAATGTCGTTGATATAAGCCTCTATTGCTTCTACTTGTGCCGGATCATCAAAATGGGTCAACACCCCATTAGTTTCTCCCGCAATCTTTAGAATCACTCGGCTACTGTCTTGTGCCTCGTTTACAGCAGCATATTTAATAATTTTCGAAGCTTCTATTTGTGCTGCGGTTGCCGTTCCATTATCAAAATAATCTTTGTCCTGAACCAAATCAAAGCCATATTGAAAACGCAACGCCATGGTGCGGTACCACGGTTTGGTTCCTGCTTTTTCATTTGCCAATCGCTCATCAACTTCTTTTGAATGTTGGTCAAAAAAAAGTTCATGAATGTAAATGGCCAAAGCCAAAATTTCAAAAAGAATGTTTTCCAAACTCACTATTGAAAATTCAGCATCAAACGAAGCACCAAGCGCAAAGCCATACTTTGTGGCCAAAGCTTCATTCGCCATGAATGGAGTAGTGATTTCTTCTTTGATTTGTTTTTTTGATCGTGCCATAGTTATATTTTTAATCCTATTTATCCCCCCTTCGGGGGTTAGGGGGCCACTATAAATGTGTTTTCAATAATCATTGCGCCAATACCCTCATCGGCAACAACTAACTCGTGGTTTTGGTTGGTGATTCCAGAAGCGCATCGGTTGTTTTCATCAAATAACCCAGCTATTGAATTCACGGTATTTCCTGAGTAACGCAAGGTTGTCCCTACAGTCAAAGCATCTGTAATAGAAAGATTGTTTTCTAAAGCCAAGGCAAAAACATGGTCAACTGCCCCCGTTATTTCAATGGTTTTATCTAAAAAGTTTTGACCTTGATGTACTTTATTTTTCATATTGTGCCTCTATCTTAAAAGGTTTCCCTGCATACAAATCCAATTGACTAACCACTAATCCGTCTTTTTTCAAATGCCCTCTAATTTTATGGCGAAAGGCCAAATAGTCTTCTCCTAATAAAAGATCGCCTATTCCTACTCCTAAGTCTGGTTTAGACTTCAATTCGCCCTGGTGCATGACTAACATTAATGAAATGTTTTGCTCAAGTGTGGAACCAATCACCAAACCACTAACAATTTTACCCGAACTATCGCGTATAGGCTCAATTTTTAAATCTAAAATTTCACCTTTATCGTTATGGTCGTTTACTTGAATTCCTATTCCTTTCATCGTGTTTAGCTTATGGTTCCTGTACCGGTTCCTGTATGACTCGAAGCCGTACCCGTAGTGGTTACATTTACAGTTACAGTTCCTGATTTTACAAATTGTTCAATTTCGTCACTTAACCTTGTGGCAAATTCCTCCACTGAATTTTCCTCTTTAGACAGCATCTCTGTCAACAATTCGACTATTGCCGTTTTCAATCCTGTTTTATTTAAAGCCATTTAATCAGTATTTAATAGTGTTTTAAATTGGGTATCTAATTCGGCTAACTTTAATTTAGTCGAGTCAGCAATTTTCCCTGGTCCTGCTGGAGTCAAAATAATAGCATGGCTAATTTCTTGGATCAAATCCGAAACTAAGCCGCCAAAATTGACAGTCCCTTTTTTCAAAGTCACTTTTTTGGTAGCCCCATCAACCTTACATTCAAAACCTCCATTTTTGTAAATGATACTTTCAACAGCGTCAACCTTAATAACCATCAATCCTGAGAGCGTTCCGGTTTGGCTCATCAAAACCACTTCAGAACCTATTTTGGGCACAACAACAAATGAGTCTTGACTTTCATTAACAGTGGCACAAAGTCTGACATCAGTCAGAACCAAGTCCGAAACCAACTTCACCGTGCAAGTGTTGTTTTGAATCGAAACCACTTCAGCTGTGATTGCGAGATTTGGATTAACCCCCAAAGCTTCAAGTAAGGCTCTTTTTATTTTTGTTGCTTTATCCATTCTCTTTTTTTATCACCCTGAGCGAAGTCGAAGGGCATTTATACACTTAGTTTTATTCCTGGTTTAACCGTTCTTTTAAAACCTCCCTCATTGATTGAAGTGGTAACACTCACTATATAATATTTGCCGTCTTTTTCAGGATAATCCTCATCTTTGATTGTTGCCGTGTACGTAGGTTGCACAAATGGAATGGCCCATGTGTCAATCGTTCCGTCATACATATCTGCGGATCTTCTTATGAGTTCCGCGTCAGCTCTAGCGGTCATGGCACTATTAGTTAACGGAACTTCGGACTTGATAGTAATCTTTTCCCCTCCAGTGGTGCCAGTGGTATAACTTTTTACCTTTCCGTTCAAGTCAACACTTTCTACCGTTACCTCTACTTTTCTATCGATAGCCTTTTTGTATTCCAAAGCACTATTTTCAACATTCCTTTGCATGCTGTAGATAACTTCACCCCCTTTTTCAACATACGGCGGGTGTATGTGTAATTCCTTCTTTTCTGTATTGAAATAGATATTAGCTTTCGTTTCTTCAGCTATTTTTTTCAGCACATCATAAGCCGTAGCTTGGTGAATGACAAACTTTTCAAAATATACATCATTGCCGTATTCGTCAATTTTCAATTGAAAAGATGGATCAATCTGAGCGATTAATTTCGAGGCTATATTTTTTATCGATGTACGTTTTATTTCCTCATTTTTAACCCCTTTTCGAAACAAAAACAAAGCGTCTTCACATATAATTTTCAAAGAGCTGTCCTTCGTTACCACTTCCTGAACATAGCCTACGAATTCCGTTTTCAAATCGTCATCATAACCCGCTTTAATGATTACTTCTGAACCTCGTTTTATTTCGTTGCCAAAATTCAATACCTGATTCATTACAGCTTCTGGCAGGGTTATTACGGCTGTGTCAGCCAAATTATCAACATTGCACTCAATGTCAATGGATGCAACGGTTCGTAATTCATAAGGAATCCCATCTGTTATAAATTCTATATTCCAGCTGATAACATACATTACAAATATTTTTTACTCAATAACAGTTCATAATCAAAATCACTCACCAATTTCAGTTCATATGCCTGTACATTTTCCCCTTTGGTAAAAGGGAAACTATAATCTTCAATGACTACTTTAGTAATCCCCAACAATTCCAGAGGATGGCTATAGACATACAATTCTTTGGCATGTTTTAAAAAGTTAAACAGTTGAACAAATTGGTCTTTTGGAAAACAGTCCTCAGGCTTGCCCTGCATTATACTACCAATCAGAACGCCTGTAACCGTAATATCAAAGTCCTTACGACTCCAACGCTCTTTTATCGTTCCAATAAGGTTTTCACCCTGTTTGGCCACATTTCGTTTCACAATGTTATTCCCTGAAGAAATATTTATCATTGGCTCGTAAGGGAAAACCCAGCGAACGCCCTTCTCCTTAAAAGAAAAACTAAGCGGAAAAAACTGCTTTTGTTCGTCTATTGCATTTGGAGTCGTCCAATTGTCATTCACATTGATAGCTCTACCTCTTTCAATAGCTACGTTAGTATTATTTTTTAAAGGCAAAAAAGGAATGACTGGAAGCACGTGCTTGGCCAGTTCATTATTCACAACATTGGCGTTCTGAATTAAAGTAACCGCACGGCTTCCCATTAAACTTGCAAATAATATGTCTTGATTGTCTAATACCATCTTATCCTGTAGCGCTCCCCGCCATTGCTAAAATTCTTAATAGTTCATCTGCTACCGATTCCCCGGCTTTGTTGGCGGCATCTTTACTGCTAATCACCACATCTTTCAAGCCGTTGAGTTCTTTTATCACAATATTCACAACGGTGTTTTTTGTGCCTCCTGTAGCTATGGCCTCGTTGGTTTTAGTACTAGGACCTTTAGCAGTTCCACTTCCCATTCCGCTTGTTGAAGCTCCGGGTAGTGATGGTGGAGCGATGGCATTGACTTTTCCCATCGTTTTACCTAGTTTGGTTCCAATCACCAAATCTTTAGGCAATTGATTTTTCAAGCCCGAAAGTGCTGTTTTCGCACTATTTATACCCAACAAATCAGTTCCAGCTCTTTTACCTATTTCCCATGCTTTTTTCCAGTCACCACTAAAAAAAGCGATCAAAGCAGCTCCTATTCCAGTAATACCAGATAACAATTCCTTTAGGCGGTTAATTACATATTCTTTAATGGTCACGCCAAAAGTCTTTAGCATTTCCCATGCTGAAAAAACTGCTATTCTAAATCCTTCAAACTTTTGCCAGCAGTAAACAATAACCCCTATTAAAACTCCTATTACTGCTGCTACAATTCCCACAGGGCTTGCTAAAAATGCCAAATTTGATTTTACAACTGCCCAGGTTAGCTTTTCTGTTACTATAGCGGCTATTCCAGCATAAGTGTTATAGGCTAATAATGCTAGGGCAAAAGCACCTATGGCGTATGCCATTGCTGTTACTACAGCATCGCCTCCTTTAAGTTTATCTATTATCCAACCAATACCACCTCCAATAGTTTCTAAAACTAGGGTGGCGGTTTCGACCAAAGGAAAGAGTATTGGGCTAATAGCATTGTATACACTAAGAAGCATTTCAGAAAAAGCATCAACCATGGTGCTCCACTTACCTCCAAGGGTTTCTCCCGCTTTTTCGGCTCCTTTATAGAAAAGGCCTTGCTTATCAGTAGCCATTTTAAAAGCGTTTCCAACCATTTCAGCCGTGATAGCCCCCTTGCTCATTTTGTCCTTTAAACTCGACATGCTTTGCCCTGTTCGTTCACTTATCACTTGTAGCGGATTAAAGCCTGCGTTAATCATTTGGAGCAAATCCTGTCCTTGTAATTTGCCGGCACTGCTAACTTGTCCAAAAGCCAAGGATAGTGATTTCATTTTTTGGGCATCGCCCATAGCTATATCGCCTATATTCTTGAGAACGCCAAAACTATCATTTGCACTAACCCCAAACTGCATCATGATTTTTTGCCCTTCAATCAAGTCGGATTTTTCATAAGGCGATTTGATAGCATACGTGCTAATAGATTTATACATTGCAGCAGCAGCGTCTTTATTCCCTCTGAAAAGGGTTTCTAAATTGGTGCGCATCATGTCGCTCTCCATCCCTTTTTTTACAGCAAGCCCAACACCTGCACCCACCGCTACTAAAGGATTGGTAGCCAAACCCGGTAAGCTATTGAATGCGTCAGTAAACCATGTTTTTATTTTACTCCCGTTCAGGGTTTGTAGTTTACTTACTTTTCCTTCAAGCTTATTTATTTCTGAGTTATACTTTCGGATAGCGCTAAGGCTCCCTATCGGAAGCAAATCTCTTTCAGCCTTTAATAGTTCGATTTTTTGTGTTAAAGTATTAATCGATGTTCCCATATTGGAAAACGATTTTGAAACCGCTACAGCTTTTTTTTGAACCTCAGAAAATTTATCCAACATCTCATCGTTGTGAATACCAATTTTTTGTAACTTAGAACTTATTTTGTCCTGAAGTGATAAGGTATATTCTAAAACGTTCGACATGGTATGGATTGTTATTTTATTAGTAGTGTTCTCAGCTTACAAATGGTTTCCCGCACTTTTTCAGGTTACCGTTTTAGTACTTAGTATTCCGGTTTTACCTTTTGTTGGCGTGTATCAATTCGTTCAAAAACGAAATTATTTCCTAGCGTTTTTATCGCTATTAGCCGTTGTAGGGTTGCTTTTCTGTGTGGTTAATGAACTTCTGTATTAGCTTCCTTTTTCCTAATCCATTCCAGTTCCCTAATACTTCGCGCCCATTGCTCATCCGTTAGACTGTCCGGGTCTTGAATGTGCATGTAGTAACGCAACTGGGCGTTACTAATGCGTAGCCATTCGTTATCATGTACCTCGGCAGCCGCTAAAGCTTTTCCAGATCAGCCTCCTTTACTTCTATAATTTCAGCAAGTTTGGCACTTACTCCCAAAAACAGGGCGTCGTTGGTCATGAGTTCGTTATCGCCTTCTAGCCAACAATCTTTCAGGATCATTTCATTAAAAGCTATAGGATCTTTGGCTCCTACCTGAGAAGCGTACCCTAACACTTTTCGGCTCGGACGTTTTAGAAAGCACGATTTGCCTTCGATGGTAATTTTAAAAATGTCGCCATGTTTGGCTTTCCATTCGTTGATTTGTTCTGGTGTTGCTGTTTTCATTGTTTTTTTTTGTTTTTTGTTTCCACTCCTTTTCCCTCCCTTTTGGGGAGGGTTAGGGTGGGGATTTTATGCTTGATTTAAAACTGCCAAAGCGATAAATGGAATTGTGATTTCCATATTTTTGTCGCCTTGCTTTAACTCTTTTGGAGCTTCAGTAAAACTGATACCCACGATTCTATCCGTAACCATTGCATCGCCTAAGGATGGATTTCCAAAGGCTACAATCCCGTCAAGGTTTAATCCTAAAATAGATCCGTTGCCCGCTCGCTCTAAAGCAATTAATTCCGATTGCAAAACAGTGATTTCACCCTCTACGGTTACATTACCAGTTTGAATGCTGTGTGCAAAACGTCCTTTTGCGAATAGCGCTTCTTTTTCGGCTTTCTCCGCGTACTTTATTCCTCGGATTCCTGTAAGATCTCTACCTCCCAAAACGAGAGTAAGATCTGCCCATTCGTATTGTCTTGAATTAAACATATTATTGTCCTGTATTAAATCCGATTGTAAACTCTAAGAATCTGCCATAACCGTGAGGTCTCACGCGTATTCTTCCTTTGATAGTAGAATCTTGAGCGATGTTATTAGTAACATCAATCACACATTCCACACCGTTATCATTTGCCATAGTAGGATCTACAGAAAGCTCACCTTTCGCAGACATTTCTTGTGCAATTACTCTCACTACTTCAGCTTCCAAAGCCTTAGCGTATGCCGCTTGAATTTTTCCTTCGTTCGTTAACGGAACAGTGTCAAGAGTGAAATTCGTTAGCGTTTGATTTGCCAAAACATAAGCTTTGTCAATTACACGTCTACGAGTGAGATAGTGATAGTCATCCTCAACCTCACACGCCAGCATATCATCTACGAAGTAGTAACCGCTTTTTCCTGTGTGAGTGGTCAAAGTGATAAAGCCTTTGTTATACAAAGCATCAATATTAACCTGCTCTACGGGCGTGTCTACTATGTAAAATTCAAGAGGGTTTAATGCACCGTCTTTTACACGACCAACGTTTACGTGAACCTGATTCGCGGCAATTCTTCCAGCTAAAACTCCAACGGCAGCACCTTTAGAAGCTGTAGCACTAGTTCTTTTTTCAGTATCACCAATCAATACCGCAACACGGTTATAAGTAGCCTCCTCAAAGCCTACTAAATCAGCAGCTACACCTGTGAAGTTATAAGCCTCTAATAAAAAGACCACAGGCTGTGTTTTATCAACCGTAAATTGTTCGGCTATCGCTTGTGCAGCGGCCAATGTCGCTGGGAATCCAGAGCGCAATCCGGCAACAACTGTAACATCTGGAACTGAAGGGGCATATTTGGTTACCACAAATCGAATTCTTCTATTGGAGGCTGTTAACACCGCTTTCGAATCATCAATCAATTGATCTAAAGATCGGGTTTTAGCTACGCCATAAATCCAAAGCTCAGTTCCAGAACCTGCCTCTGCATAAAATTCTTTGATGGTTTTATGCAGTTCGTAGTTTCCAGCGATCGACGGAATGATGCCTAAGCTTTCCGCCTCAGCTAATGAATACACCGTGTAGGGAGTATTCAAGGCAAAGCCCCCATTAGCAACAGCACTGGCAACAATTACACAAACACCGTCAGGGCTTGTGGTAACACTACCAATATTGCCATTTTCAAAGGCTATATTTACACTTGGTTTTCCCATTATTTAGCGTTTTTAGATGGTTTTACTACTTTTGGAGCTTCCTCAGTTGCTGGTCCAGCTGTAGTCACTTCTTCTTTTGTGTCATCAATTGCCAGAGCATCAGCTGTCACTTCTTCTTTTGGAGCATCAGTAGCCGAAGCGCCAGTAGCTTCTTCCTCGTTCGAATCTTCTTCAATGGCTTCGCTCACAACTTCTAAATGATCTGGATTAAGAACCAATTCTACTTTTTTGTCTTCTAATGATTTGGCGTGCATTTTAGCATCGTGCTCATTATAAAAACATTGTCCATCTGTAGTTACGTGAACTTCCTTTAACTGCGGATTACTTTCAAAAATTTCGTTTTTCATTATATCAATGTTTTAAAGTTGTATTTAATGACTGTATAAATGGTGATTAAAAAGGCAATCAATAACAGGAATCTAAATCCTTTAATTTGAAATTCTTGCCACCATGTTAACCTATTAACCAGTACTGGAACCTCTTTTACTTGTTCGGTGTTTTCTTGTATAAATTTCGATTTCCATTGCGCAAAAAGTTGTTGAGCCCGTGCCTCGCAGTCCACATGTAAGGTGTTGTGATCCACCCGAACCTTTGGGCTTTTTAAAGTGCGCCCTGGTTCGGACAGCACAACATTTTTGATTACTACTTTACCGTCTTGACAATCTAGTAAAGCTTGATAGTAGGAACTATCCTTTTCGATTCTAAAAACAGTATCGTGTACCGTTTCGGTAATTGTTTTTGTGGTTAGGGTTTCATTCTTCATCACCACTGGTTTATTGCTTGTGCAAGAAACCAGCATGATGAGAACAAAAAACAAACAACCTAGTTTTATATTTTTCATGTACTCTTAAATTAGTTTTTCTAAATCCTTAGCAATTTGTTTTAGTAAAGAAGCATAGTTGGGAGCCGTAGCATAACCCGCTTTTGCTATGGCATCTATAAAGCGATAAGGGTCTTCTTTTACCGCCAAAGCTTTCGCGTAGCGTTTGTTTTTCAAAAAGAATTGTGCGTGATCTGTGAACGATTCCTCGGGCGTAGTGTACTTTCTAAAATAGTCTTCAATGGTATATTTGAACCACTTCGAACCGTTTCGCATCACAGGCTGTACCTTCTTAATTCTTGGGAATTTCGCCGTAGCACTTTTGGAGTACTCAGTAGTAGTGAGCAATTGCTCATTGCCGTTAATGCCATCAGTGTCCTTAACTCCAAAAAACATGTTTCCTGGTGCGACTTTCCCCCAGCCACTTTCGACAGCTGCTTGTGACAAAATTACTAGTGCGTGTATGCCTGTTTTGTCTTGTGTTTGTTTTGCAAAAGGATAATAAGCTTTTACGAACTCGGTTTTGTTCATTGGGTTTTTCCGTTGAGTTGTTTGAATTTTTGTAACTCTTCTACTAAGTGCTGATTGATTACCATTAACTCGCGGTGTTGTGCCTCCATCGTTTTAATGGTCTCTGTTGCTGCACTCAATCGTGAGGCCATATCATCCAATAATTCTCGGTAGTATTTCACCGCATTGACTGCATTGTCGAGTTCGGCTGCACGATCTTCTGCCAATGATTTTCTTTTGGAAAAAAACCATGTGATTAAACCCGCGAAAAAAGCAGTTAGCGTAGGGTAAACAAATTGCTCCATAGTGTTTTTTTAAAAACCCTTTCAGGGACCAAACTCTGAAAGGGTTTTGGTTTTCTAGTAAATGGCTCCGATAGCTTTTGAATCAAAAGGCATTGCAATGAAGTAATGTCTATAATTCAATAAGTTGGTTTGCGCTTCAGGATCGTTTTTGGCTTCTTTGAAGTATTGCTTCGTCATACCTGTTTTCTTAGCAATTTGACCTTCCCAAAAAGCAAAAGTTCCTTGACGATCACCTGCTGCTTTTACAGCTCCGTATGCCTTTTTAACCCCTGCATTGGTATACAATGGATTTCCATTGTATTCGTACAACTTAAAACCTGCAATTACTGGAGCTGGCATACCTGTGTTGTAGTTCACCAATTTGTCTCCAAAGTTTTTACGATCTACCAACAAGTCATTCCAGTGAGCTGTTGACAATACTAATCTTCTACCTTCTGTAGGAACTTCAACAGTATCCAAAGCCTCTTTCAAGCTCACTAAGTCTTCATAAATTAATGAAGCTGGGCCACCTGCAATTCTTGGCGCACCTGTAGCAGCTATAACTGGAGTTACAGCAGTATTAGAAGCCGGAGCAATAGCGTGAGCCGCTTTTTGGTATTTCTTAGCGTTGATAGCTACTTTATGCGATTTAGTCGCAGGGTCGATAACTGCATAAGACGCACCAATGATTTTATCATCAGAGATTGAGGTTGGTTTTGTTTGGTATTTATCCAAAGCCACCACCGTTTCGTCATCCGTGTAGGCTTGAACAGCCAATGGGTAAGCAGTGTTATTAATCAATACATCTGGATTGAATGAGGTACGCGGAATGTGAATTACATTCATTTCCGAAGCATCACCGGAACCCATTTCTAACACTTGCGTGTCTAATTCAGGAATTCCGTCCAACCAAGGCGCTACATCTTGTGTAGTTAAGTTTTGGCGAACACGGTTCAACCAAACATCTGCAAAATTTGCTGGCATATTTTTAAAATTTTAATATTTACGATTTACGAAAACAAGGCTTTGTACCCTTCTGGATTGTCGGTTTTGAAAGCCAATTGTTGCTCTATGGATAATTTTTGGAAGTCCTCAGCAGTTTTCACTTCAGGAGCTCCTAAGCCAGAAGGCGTTTTCACACCTGCTGAAAAGTTTTGCTTTTCTGGAATGGCAGAAAGCATGGTTTCTAAAGCCTTTTCAGAGGTCATTCCAAGAGAGACCATTTCCTCTTTTTGATCCGCTTTAATTTGACCTTTAGTAATAGCCAAATCAACCTTGGTTTCAATTCTTGATTTTGTGGCGGCTTCCTGTGCTTCCTTATTCGTTCTTGCTGCCAATTTCAAGGCATCATTTTCTTGCGTCAAGCTGTTGACTTGATTGGAAAGTCCCAATACTTTCGCCTCTACATCGGCTACATCGTGCCCATCTGTAGGTTGGTCTTTAAAGCCTAAGGCCATCAGCGTTGCTACGCTTAAAAGAATTTTCTTCATGTTATCAATGTTTAGATTTAATTCGGGATTCTTAATGCCAGGAATAACGGAAAGGGATAGTTCTTGAATTTCTTTTTCTTCCATTGGCTTGCCATCAGAGTGCATCAATCGCACTGCATTAGCATTGGACGGAACTGGAACAATGGAAACCTCGACAAGCTCACACTTAGTCAAAATCACTTTTCCACCTATCACAGTAAGATTTTCTCGATCAAAGATGATTCCCATTGAGCAGGCTTTGATATAGCCACGCTCAACCTTGCCAGCAATAACAGCCGTGTCTTTGTCTTCTGTGTCGAAATCAGGAAGTCCACTCAAAATGGATCCCTCTTTTTTAACATCAAACCACTTTCCAATGACGTTGCTATTCGAGTTCCAATGGTCTGAAAGCATCACCGGGTTTTTAGAAAACCTAGTTAAGTCTATTCCTTCAGTTAGGATTGAAAAACCATAGGTGTTTTCGATGGCTTCGTCGTTAAATACAAAAGGTTTACTAATGGGTTTTGGCATCTTTTTTTTTCGTTTAATCCTAGCGTTTTATCGCCTTATGAGATGACAAAGATTAGTTGGTTTCGATTCTAAAAAAAACAGCAGCCAATTAGTCTAACACTTGTGTTTGCAATACCTACATAGTTGTAAAGCAAGTAAACGGGTATTTTTTTTACAGGCTTGTTTTTTGGAGTTTTGACATAAATATCAAAGTATGGGAACTCGAAAACAGGTAGAAAAAGACCTTGCCAAAGTCCTTTTTGTGAATGATAAAATATCACAAAAAGAAATTGCAGTACGCTTAAATGTTACTGAAAAAACAATAAGCAAATGGGTAAATGAGGGCGATTGGGAAAAACTAAAAAAATCAATGTTGACAACCAAAGACAGTCAACTCTCTATGTTGTATGACCAATTAGACTTTTTAAACTCTGATATTCTCACTCGAGATTTTAAGATTGCTACAACCAAAGAGGCGGATGTTATTTCCAAAATCACCAGTGCTATCAAAAAACTAGAGACAGAAACCTCTATTGGCGAAACCATAGAAATTGCCAAACAACTGATCCAATTTGTACGCACTCAAGATGTGGCTTTTGCAAATAGGCTTACACAATATTGTGACGTGTTTATAACCGAAAAAATGAAATAACTGCGAAGCAATCACTGAATACCTATGAAAATTAAACACTCAATGAAGTAATGGCAAAGAAAACCAATAAAGCATATTTTGACCTCTGGCAAGAGTTTCGCGACAATACACTAAAGGCAACTCCTGTTGATCTGAACGAAACCGCTACCGAAAAATTAAAAAGGATAGCGCACCTAGAAGCTCATCCCGAGGAATGGTTTAAATACTATTTCCCCAACTTTTATACGGCTGAACCAGCTCCTTTTCATAAAAAATCCAGTCAAAAGGTTTTGACTAAGATGGAACTTTTTATCATACGCTCCTGGGCGCGTGAATTATCAAAGTCGGGTCGTACTATGATGGAAACCTTGTATTTGGCATTGACTGGAAAAAAGAAAAACATACTCATGGTGTCTAATAACTACGACAATGCCTGCCGTTTGTTATTACCCTACAAGTCTATTTTAGAAGCAAACAATAGAATCATCAATGATTATGGAGAGCAAGAAAGTATTGGTAATTGGGAGTCCGGGGAATTTGTCACGCGTAAAGGTGTTGCATTCCGAGCGCTTGGTGCTGGTCAAAGCCCAAGGGGAACCAGAAAGGACGAAGTGCGTCCCGACCTTATTCTCATCGACGATATTGACACCGACGAAGAGTGCCGTAATCCCGAAAGAATTAAGCAAAAAGTCAAATGGATTCAAGAGGCGTTAATTCCTACACGTTCGATATCTAATGCTTTGATGATTATTGTATGTGGCAATATCATAGCTAAATATTGTTGCGTTACCGAGTTGTCAAAATTAGCCGATGAACACGAAATCGTAAACATTCGCGATAAGGAGGGTAAGTCAACGTGGCCAAGCAAAAATACCGAAGAGGCTATTGATCGTGTCCTAAAAACAATATCGTATAACTCCGCTCAAAAGGAATACTTCAACAACCCCATAAGCGAAGGCGACGTATTTAAAGAACTAACTTATGCCAAGTGCCCTCCGCTGAGTTCCTGCGAAGACGTATTGATTTATGCCGACCCTTCCACCTCAAACAAAGACAAAGGAAACGCCTCTACCAAAGCCGTTGCAATTATAGGGTTCAAAAACATGAAGTTCTATATCTACCGAATGTGGGTGAACACTATGAGTAATGCCAAGTTTGTAGACTGCCTTTTTGAAGCTTACCTATATCTTAACAACAATAAAGTCGATACCAAAAGGGTCTTTATCGAAAACAATTCGCTGCAAGATCCTTTTTACGAGCAAGTGATATTACCACTCATTTACCAGCAGTCGAGGGTATACGGATTCAATCTACCTATTACACCAGACGCAAGAAAAAAACCAGAAAAGTTTTTCCGAGTAGAGGGAACGTTGGAACCCTTAAACCGACTAGGTAGATTAATTTTCAATGTGGACCAAAAAGAGGAACCCAATATGGTACGAACACACGATCAAATGCTTGGTGTTTCACCCACAGCCAAAACCATTGATGCGCCTGATGCCATTGAGGGTGGCGTTTGGATTATTCAAAACCGAATCGTAAAAAAGCAAAACACGTTCGTTGTCGGACATCGAACCAATCAAAAATATTAAAGTTATGCAAAGAACAATTACCTATCAAATAGGAGTAGACGTATTGGGGTTCCCAATTTATGTTCAACATAAAATATTCCACGGAGAAACGAACCAAAATAAGTTTTGGCCAAAGCCTAAAAAGTGGTTAAAAGTAATTGAAATAGTAGTTAAACAACATTAAAACCCTAATGACCCCTATTAGGTTTTCCCCCTCCTTGGGAGGGGGTTAGGGGGAGGATATGTTTATCAAAAAAGCAGACTTAGGAAGTGTCCTGTATGAATATCAATTAGATCAAATCACCGACGGAAACGACGACTTGGTCGCACAAGCTTGTAGCGCTGCCATCGAAGAGGCGAAGAGCTATTTAACCCCAAATACAGACAGTAAACAATGGTTGGACGGTCGATTGCTCTATGATGTCGAAACCATTTTTAACGCAACAGGGTTAGATCGCAATTCGTTGATTCTACAACATACATGTACTATAGCAAAATGGTATGTAGCCGAATTATGTAACGCGGATTTCATTTATGAAAAAGCCAAAGAACGCTACGACCGTGCCGTAGATTGGTTTACTAAGGTCGCCAAAGGAACCATAAACGTTTCTTCTTTACCACAGTTAACAAGAGACGAAACAACAGCAGGAGACAAACAGCCCTTTCAATTTGGTTCAAGAGCAAAATTTAATCACGATTATTAATTATGGGAACATTTTCATTTTCTTTCAAAACCCCTTGGGGGCAAAAAAATACTGTAGATTTAGCCGCTCAAATGGCAAAAAAAGGCAATGGCTATATTCAAAACATAGTACCCAAAACCATTAGCAACACAAGGCAAGATATAAAGGTTTGGACTGATGCTCAAAATATGGCAATGGTAGAAGAGAATCCAAAATTCTATCCTATTCAAAACTTGTTTGATAACATTCTAAAAGATTTGCACCTGCAATCTCAGGTCAACAACAGAATGTTGAAGTCATTAAGCCGTCCTTTTAGCATTAAAAACGCTGACGGCAAAACCAACGAGGAACTAACCAATTTACTACAAGACAAAGGGTTTGTTTTTCAAGTCAACAAAGCAATTTTAGAAACGATTTTCAGAAGACACTCCTTGGGTGAGTTCTCGTATAAATTAGTGAACAACGAGCCAGTTCTAAACTTTGATTGTATTCCGCGTCAAAATGTGGATCCCGTAAACGGATACATCTACTACGACTACACAGATGACAAAAAAATCAAGTACAGAGAGCAAAAAGAATACGGCTCTTGGTTGGTTGAGTTTGGCGAAAAAAACACCACTTTAGGTCTGCTAGATGGCTGCGTGCCTATGGTTCTTTTCAAGCGTTTTGGTGGTAGTTGTTGGAGTGAGCTTTGCGAGATCTACGGAATCCCACCCCGAGTGATGAAGACAAACACTCAAGACAAAGTAATGGTAAATCGTGCCAAACAAATGATGCAGGACATGGGTTCTGCTGCTTGGTTTATCATTGACGACTCAGAGAGCTTCGAATTTGCAAAAGGCGTCAATACCAATGGTGACGTATATAAAAACTTACTGCAGTATTGTAACAATGAATTGTCAATGGGTATCTCGGGAACCGTTGTAGGTCAAGATACCAAAAACGGCTCCAACGGAAAAGAAAAAACGTCCATCGGCATACTTGACGATTTAGTAGATAGTGATTTATCATTGATTGAACAATGCTGGCGTGATACCGTTATTCCTGCCTTGCAAGCTTTGGGCGTTTTGCCTCCTGGTGTTATCTATAAATATGATGCTACTGAAGACTTAGAAACGCTTTGGAAGATGGTAACCGAAGCGGCCAACTTTTTAGAAATAGATCCTAAGTGGGTGGAGACTAAGTTTGGCATTAAAGTGGTTGGAAGCAAAAGCCTCCCAACCCCCAAAGGGGGAGCTGGTTTAAGCATTGATGATTTAGAACGTTTTTTCGTTTAAGCCCTCTTACTCCCCCTTTGGGGGTTGGGGGGCTATATTTCCAAGCCTTACATACCCGATTAAACGGTTTGTATAATTGTGATTGTGAAGATTGCAAAAAGCAAAACACCGTTTTGAATTTAGGGGTTAGTGACAGTTTTAAACAACTTTTAAACGATGGTTTAAACGCTTTTAAACACTTGCACAAAAAAGGAAGTTACAAGCCCGAAGACCTCAAAACCGAAAAACCGTATCAAAAATTGATACAGTCAACTTTTGATGCGTTCGACTTTGCTATTAAGGACAATGATATGCCCGAGGTAATGAGAACCGCGCTACAAGATAATGCCCGGTTGTTTGGTTCCCTAAAGGCAAATGCACAACTTTTTGAAGCTTCAAAGTTGCTTTTGAATGATGATGGTAGACTAAAACCCTTTTCTGAAGTAAGCAAAGATTTTGATAAGTTGAATGTAAACTACAATCAAAATTATCTGGAGGCTGAATATGAATTTGCTGTAGCGAGTTCCCAAGCAGCAGCACAATGGGCAAATCTTGGCGACCGTTACAACTTACAGTACAGAACCGCACAAGACGAACGTGTGAGAGCTTCGCACCAAGCCTTGGCAGATATTACGCTCCCAAAAGAAGATCCGTTTTGGAACTCTTTTTATCCTCCAAACGGTTGGCGCTGTCGATGTGTAGCAGTGGAGGTTCTCAAAGGCAAGTATGACGAAAGCGATTCTGAAAAAGCAATAGCTGCAGGTGAAAAAGCAACGACCAAAATTGGCAAAGATGGCAAGAACCGTCTTGAAATTTTCCGATTTAATCCAGGAGCGCAAAAGGTGGTTTTCCCTCCAGCGCATCCGTATGGAAAAGTGAAGGGAGCGAAAGCTGTTGAAAAGGATTTTAAATCAGATAACAAAATTAGTTTTAAACCAGACGGCATCGATAAATACGCACAGACTCTCGGAGTAAAAGTTAAGCCTGAAATTTTTAATTTCTTGAGTGCTGAGACCGGGTTTAAAACTAAAACCCTCAAAAAAGGTCAAAGAGGACAGGGTGCACACTACCAGCCGTCAGGAAATTACGTTTACATTCCTATTGATGACAGAAGACGAAATAGTAGTTGGTGGAGTGAAGCCGTGGTTTATCACGAGTTTGGACACGCAGCCGATTGGCAAAATGGGTTTAAAAAATCGGAGTTGGTTACTGGACTGATGGACAAGTACAGAAAGGAATTCAGTAAAAACAAAAATGAAGGGTACCAAAAAATTTCAGAAAAAATCATTACTGAAAAAATCAAACTTTATTCAAGTGGTGATATAAATAAGTTTGAAAAACTTGGAGCAGTTTCAGATACCCTAATGTCCCTTAACAAAAATTATGGGTCAGGGCATCCACCATCCTATTGGAAAACTGCAGGTCATGCTGAAGCTGAGTTTATTGCTCATGCATTTGAAAATAAGTTTGCCGAAAACGAGGTGTTTAAGGAAATAGCGCCTGAGTTATATGAAGATATGCGCAAGTTAATTGATGAACTAAAACCTAAAGAAAAATAACATCGTCGATGGAATATTCATCAACTAATACACCCTCATCTTTTAGGCTTAATTGTTTGTTGTCTGCTTCAGCAGTTTCAAGAAGTGAGTAAACGGCTGTCCCAATATGGAACCTGATTGTTTCCAATAACTGAGCGTATTCATCGGCTTTACTGCCTGAATAATCTCTTTTTGAAGTGTATTGATTATATAGGTTTTCTCCGTTCATAGCCACAAAGTTAACAAATGTAAATTGAATAACAATGAATTAATTTGTAAATATGAATCCAAAAGATTTTATAAATAACATTCTCTCAGACGTGAGAGTGGATTTAAGCGAGGAATTCGACCGAAATTTTGAGCGAAAAGGCTTCTTTGACAAAAAGTGGAGAGGGACAAATCTACCCAATCAACGAGGTTCATTGTTAATGCGTTCGGGCAAGCTCAGACGTTCCATACAATCTAAACAAACGGGGTTCTCGGTTGGATGGTCTAGCTCATTGCCTTACGCTTCCATTAACAACAACGGTGGCGAAATAGAAGTAACTGCCAAAATGAAAAGCTTTTTTTGGGCGATGTTTTACAAAGCCGATGGCGCCATAACCATGAAACGGAACGCCGATAAAGAGGTCGTTATGCGCGAAACAGACAGAAACAAAAAACTTTCTTCTGAAGCACAACAATGGAAAAACTTAGCTTTAATGAAAATAGGTTCCAAAATGAAAATTGAGCAAAGGCAATTTATTGGCGATCATCCAATAGTTAGACAACGTATTGAGCACGTGATAGGGCTCAACATGAAGGAACTCGAAAAAACAATTTTTAACCAACTAAAACCCTAATCACCCCTATTAGGAATTCCCCCTTTGGGGGCTAGGGGGCTTATATGAAACCTTTTTTAGAAGCTATTCAAAACAAATTAGCCACCGTAAGCGCTTTAAAATATATCGATGAAGATTGGGGACAAATGGACAGTTACAGTCCAAATCCGCCAGCAAAATTCCCTTGCGCTTTAATCGATATCACAGCATTGAACTTTAGCAACATTGGTAAAGACAATAGCGCAAATCCTGTCAACCGCCAAATTGCTGAAGGAACCGTTACCTTTATCGTTGCGGATCTAAAACTAAGCAATACCAGCCATCGTGCGCCACAATCTCAAAAAGACAACGCTTGGAGCATCTGGACCATTATAGAGGACTTACACAAAGCCGTTCACGGCTGGAAACCTACTGAAGGTTCAGGAGCGTTGATGCGTACGGCTCAAAAAAGAATTAGACGGGATGACGGGATTCAGGAATACCAAATCACCTATTCCATAGGATTGGCAAATGTTTAAGCGAACAATTGCATTTGAGAAGCTTTTAGTTGGCGTTGTTTTTCAATTTCGGCCTCTACTTCTTTGAGTTCTGTAGTGATGGAAGTACACAAAATTTCATATAGTGTGGTACGCGAAATAGGGTAAATGGGAGCAATGTAGATTTCCAATATTTTCGTAGTTGGAGTGTAAGGATGCTCCTGAACACTTTTTTGGTAAAGCTCTTTAATAAGCTTGTAGCGCAATAACTTATTGCGCTGAACTCCAAGGCTACGATTTAAGGTTACTGACATAAAGCAAATATAAATAACTTACATTTTGTATGCAACATGAGTTTTTTTTGACAATATTCATTTAATTTTAAGACCTTAATCTAAACAATGAATTATGAAGAAATCAACCTTTTTAAAAATAGTTCAAGACAAGATGCCAGATGATATTATCATTGAAGACACAACAAGTTTTGAATTTACCGAAGACGAGTGTGTAGGAATACTTTCTTGGATTGAGTTTTTTAATTGCCATTATAGCATATATAACAAGCATACTAAAACTAAAATACAAAGACCTTCCGTTTCCAAAAGATTACTTCTTGATTTTGGCCTGTACAATATCCCATGTGATCTTGAAAACAACAAGGGAAAGTACATTGTTTATCTTGCTGAATATCGCAACATTACCTCTAAATTGAAAATTGAAGACCTAGCAAGGTTTAAAGTAAAGTAAAGAAAAAACCGCTCGTTTTGAGCGGTTTTTTGTTAATACGACTTTGATATTGTCCAAGTCTCATCGTTTTTTACAAACTTATATTTTAGGTCCTTGTTTACCCTGAATTCTTTCAACTTATAATTGTTAATTAATTCCTCGGGTGAAGTACCAGGGCAAAAAGTACTTATCCAAAATTCGTCTAAATCAAGATACTTACTTGTGACCTCTTTAAAAAAATATACCAAGTCGCCTTTAATTGCTAAATCGGTATTTTCACCTTTATTCCATTCGCCAAACTTAATCACTAAGCAATTTTTAAATGAGTTTGAGGCTAATTCTTTTTTTTCAACCTCACTCATTGTTGCTTTATTATAAACTAAGTATTGGTAACTTTCTCCTTTAGGAACTGAATACCTAAAGATATTATAAAACTCATATTTTGTTTTGCTCTTTGATGCAATGTCATTTGCAACTACCTTCAGGTCTTCGATAGTTTTACTTTCTACCATCTTATTGATGATGTTTTGATTTTGAGCTTGTATAATTAAGCTAAAAAGCAATACATTTAACAGTATTAGTTTTTTCATAATTGTCTGATTATTTGCAAACTCCACAGGTTCCACCATCTTTTGCGCAATGTTTACAATATTTACAATTTTTACAGGCACTACAACTTTTGGTGCCGGAACATTTTCCGTAATAATTGTATGAAGTGTAGGCGATTGCACCTGAGGTAGCAACTAATAAAGCTCCGATTAATAAAATTTTTTTCACACTTTAAATAATTGAAGGTTCTGTAAAATTTGGTTCTACTTTATTTTTAAACTCCTCGTTATACGGAACAAAAACAGAGCTTAATCTCTTTTGACAATCATTTTCTTCTCCAATACTTTCCTCGAATTCCGTAAATATCCATCCCCCTGGTACTCTTCTAACGGAAAGAACTCTTGAGCCGTATTGGTCTCGGTCTTGAAATGTTTCTTCAAATAATTCTAGATTATAAATATTTTTCATCTTATATGGCTTTAGTTGTTATTAATTGCTAAAAGTAGTAAAATTCGTTTGTTTGTTAATTAGAAAGTTATAAACACTTTAATATTTTAAATCCGTCCAATGGATAATTTTTCCTTTAAACCAATTGGCTCCGTACCTTTTCCAGTTTTCTTCTATTCTGTCAAAAAAATACTGCTTGAACGCGTCATAACTATCAAAACCATCGTTTAAGGCTAATTCTTTCTTCGCTTCATAATATAAGTAAATGTCATCGCCTCCTAAATAGGATCCCACTTTTCCAACCGTAATTTCAATTTCGTCCCCTTTTTTCGTCATAAAAACTTCCTGAACACTTACCACTGGCAGAACTGGCGCGAAGCGAAACATATTCTTTTGACGGCAATTGATAAAAAAATCAATCTTTGTTCCCGCTTTCCAACGGTCTTTTGAGTCTTCTCGTATGGTGTGGAGTTTTGGCTTTAATATGCTTGTTTCAAAAACGGTTAAGTCCTCAAATACATAGTACTCTGGTAACTGTCTTGATAGTGACAGCTCTTGCATTAAAGCCGGGTAATGTTCCCACATACATTTTACAATTTTATTCGTGAACATCGTTGGCAATCCGTTTATATGCGTGCTGAATGGTAGTATCATTTTCTTTTCTTTTTTTTAGGGGTTAAATGAGTCATTTTGTTTCGCTTCTTTTGCCACCTTATTTTTTCGCACTTGGCAAGCTCTTGGAATTCTTTTGCTTCTCTGTCTAAGTGGGCTATGTTTTTTTTATCCATTTGATTCTGACTTATCTTGGTTAAATCCTATCTCTTTTTTTTCATTTATGCGGCTGGCATATCGTGGAGATTGTAATAGTAAATCCAGTTCCTTTAGTTCGTTATCGGAGCAGTTCTCAAGAAACTGCTCCGGTGTTACTGTTACGGTTAATACTTTCGTTAATGTTGGCATGGTGTTGATCTTTTTGGTTATACTTTTTGCCACTCATCTTCAAAGTAGCGTTGATTGATAAAGGTGGAGAGGTGCGCTTTGTTGACCTTGGATTTGTTTACGTATTTCTCGTAGTGTTTTACCGTTTGGAAGCACCTAAGAACGTCGGCGGGTTTCAACTTGTTAAATGCCTTTTCGCTTTCGACTCGTTTTATTTTGTGGTCGTAGAGCTTCCAGAGTGCCTCAAAGGATAAGTCGGGTTCACCAACTGTAATTTCAAAGTTGGCTTTCAGTTTCTTTTGCCAGTGCTTTATTTGGTCTTCTTTGTATGGAAAATTAGCCTTAACAAACAGCCATTCTATTTGGCCGACCGACAACACTCCGTCAAGTGCTTTAAACGAATACAAAACCCCGTTTAAATGGTATTTAAACTCCCAAATGTTGTTGGAGTTTTTACTCTTAATAGTATAAGTGGTTAGTTGCTGCATTGGTTGATTTTTAAAACTTTTAAGCCAAAAGAATCGTAATTAAATATACCTATGTCTAAGTCTTCAGCTAATTGGCGCTCTATTCTTGCGCCTTTGCTCAAAGTCCAACACGGTAATATTACAATAGCGTCACATTCAAGCATTGCTTTTACGCATATCTTCATTGCGCTTTCCCAAGGGGCTTCCATATTGTTTACAACCTTTATTGGATTTACAACCTCAAAACCCAATTGCTCTAATTCGTTTTGTGCTAACTGGAATTTTCTATTTACCTCATCAATTGGCTCATTCGTTACTTTTCCAGCGATGTATATTTTTTTCTTACTCATTTCAATAAAAATTTGGTAGGTTTTTTGTTGCTGTGTATGGCAGCCAGTTCAATGGCTTTCTGTCTACTTCGGTTTTTTTCTTCAAAATCCGTTTCTTTAATTCTTGGTACTTTTTTGCTGCGTGCCATTAGGCTAGTTTTTGGTTGAGTTGTATCATAATTTTTCGCGCTATATTTTTGTTGTACTCATTCTCATCACCATAAGTAGCAAAGGCTTCTAGGAATTTTTCTAGGGTATCAGCCTCGTGCCATTTTAAGGTGAGTTTGTGTTTCTTTTTGACATCAAATAGTGTAACGTTGCGCCTTATTGCTTTGGCTTTGCCGAATAACTTGTCGGCTACATCGTTCATGATAGACCATGCCACACGCTTGTCTTTTGGTAGCTCAACGAATTTTATCACACTGGATAATGCGGTTTTGTTATCGAGATACACCATCTCGTCAGCGGTTAGTTTGAGTTCTATTTTCATTACATTATTTCAATTAAAAGTTTTAAATCTTCAGTAGTAAGTTCACGGCCTTTTAAAGTCTCTCCGTTAAACTCAACATATCCGCTAGTGAATTCATAATTAGCGTTAAACTCATAGGTTATGTGTATTTCAGAACCATTCTTCTTTAGGCTCCACCATCGGTAAAAATCCCCGCTTTCTAACGGTTCTTTCCCGAGGTATGCAAAGCCTAATTCTTTTATTTCATCAAGGCTTAGTAGTGGTTTTTCCATTTAACATTCTATTTTAGGTTCTGTTAATTGTTCGCCACATGCTACACAAAATTCTGCTGTCGTTTCGCAAGTGGCTACAGACTCAAGGATTCTAATTTCTGCTATGTCGTGGGGACATATTTCGGTTATACTGTATTCTTCCATAAGGATACGTTTTCAAGAGCTGTAATTATTTTTGAAACTTCTATAGGAGTCATGTTTTTAAGTGGCTTTTTAACGGGCGATTTAGGCGATTGTAGGAAGCGATTTAACCAACCTGCTGTATCGGGTACTTCGCCCCATTTTTGACTCTTAACCACAATATTTGCCTGCCTGAGTATTGAAAGGATATAGCGGTGTTGGCTGTTGTTTTTGTCAAATGCTCCCCAGTTCTCGACAGCTCCCGAGCTGTCGCTACCGGTTTGCTGCTTCATGATCTTGACGGCTTGGGCTTGTGTGAGACCGCTTAGGCTGGTTCTGTTGGTATCGCCCGTTACCCATTGCACCCACTCGTTTTTAATTTCTACTTGGTAATTGCAATTGTGCATGATACGCTTTTTTTGGAAGGGTGTGATTGGTCCTTCGGGGTTGTAAACTGGAGGGGTTTTAGTTGCTGTCATACGCTTTCAAAATTTGAAATGTTAAAGAGTAAAACCCGTTAATCATAAAACCATTGTCAAAATGGGCTTTAGATATAGCAATATTAAGAGGGGTACAACGACGGTATTGTTCATTGAGCTTGAGAGACTGGTCAATAATCGATTGATTAAAATTTGCTATTTTATCGGCCGTTATTAATTTGGCGGATAATGATTTTAAATAGTTATGAAACTCTTCTTGCAATTTGTTTTTTGTAGCGGTCGAATGACCTACATAAACAAAGTAGTGCGTGGGTTTTTTGTTTGTATTCATTTCTTATTTTTTTTAATGTTTGCTCCCGAGACGGGACTCGAACCCGCAAAAGCCGTTTTCACTCGGGATAACCAAACTAACTAACCAATTACTTCGTTTTGTACACCGACTTGGTGTGTTTCTTAAAAGCTTTATTATTAATAACTACTTTTTCATAGTTTCGGAAAGCGTTGAGTTCTAAATTGGATAAATCGTGCTTACACGTCCAATTTCCTAGGGTGTCTTTGTAGACTAAATGCCCGTTAACTGTGTATTCCTCGTGATCCTTTACTGGAACTATTGTTACGCTCATTTTCTTGCATATGTTTAAAGTAAATCCTGATTTTGAAGCGAAGCCATTCTATGTACTTAGCGATGTCTTTTCCGTTAAGCACTACTATAAATAATAGCAGTGCTATATTGATTATCGTTGGGCTATTCATAGCTTACAAGCTCGAAAAGTTTAAGTACAGGTTCTGCCATTTACCATCATCGCCTTTTACTTTGAACTCGTAGCCGTAGCCTTTGAGGTGGTTGGAGAAGGACTCTTTTATTAATCTCAAGCCTTCTTTCCAGCGTGGGTCGTCAAACTTGTCTTCATGCTTGTATAAATCCATCACTCGACCGTATTCCAGTTCACCAGCGGCGTTTCGCTCTAAAAAGCTCATTAGGATTTCGTACATTTTGGTATCACGTTTTTTAATCGCATCGCCTAAGAAATCTTTTATGAGTTCTACTGCCTTTCCGCTTCTTTCGTCCCAAACTGGTTCCGTATCTCTACGACGGGTTACCCTCATTGTGTCCTCGCTATCGGTTACTGAGAACCCTCCCTTGGAGTTGCTTCTTAGCTTGCCATATTCCGACAACTTCACGGCTTGGTTGTCCATCTCGATGTGACAAAACTGCTTGAACTCTCCTAGTTCTCTAAACAGGGCTTTGGCGGTGGTAATAACTTTGGCAATCATTTCGTCACGGCCTTTTTCGTATTCAACTTTTTCTCTTTCGGCTTTGGCTTTCTCTTCTTTTTTGCGTTTGGCTAATAGTTGTTCTAGCTCGGCCGTTGATAGTTCTTGTGTATGCATTAGTCTTGTTTTAAATGGTTATCGATTATTTTATTTAGTGTAAATCTTATTTTTGATTCCAAAAAGGCGTTGCATTTATAATTGCGCACGTCATTGGGAAAGTGTTCCGCATTGAGTTGGCTCATTAGCGAGCCGCGTTCTTGATTGATGCAGATTCTTTCGCCTCTTGAAAAGCTGGCTGACTTGCCCACGCTTTCGTTGTTTGCGCAATACTGAAGCACGGCGTGCAAATCTTCTAGGCGTTGAATGAGTTGGTTCGTGTTCATTTAATTAGCGTTTAAAGCGGTTAAAACTGGGATTCCTTTGGGGATTTTTTTGATTTCCTTTAAAAGGGCTGTGGGGCGAATGTTATTGAGTTTATACACACAGTCTCGGTGACAATTATTAAAGTCGAGCGGGGTTACGTTGCTCCCAACATAACGATCCGTTAGTAGGTGAAACTCCGTTTCGCACTTGGCCAACTCCATCAAGAACCAACGGTTAACAGCAGAGTTCGCTAACACTTTTTGAAACTCACGGTCGTTGGTGGCTACGCTCTCGCACCAGTTGCTGTACAAATTGAATATCATACTTTCGTATTGTTCCTGGCATATATCTAGTTTTTGTAATGTTTTTGTGTTCATGGGTTGTGGTTGTTTAAATGATTTCTTTCCAATATTTAGC